TGAACGGATACCGCGTGCTAAACGACGCGTTTCAAGACGCCATGGTGAAGAAGCAGGGCATCGTGAAGGCGTATTGGCACGACTACCCCGTGGCCGAAATATACACCTACACCGACCTGTCTGATGATGAATACACGTTCCTGATCCAAGAGGATAACGTTGACGTGATCGAGCATACCATGGAGATGTCGATCGAGGTGGACGAGATGGGCATGGACATTGAGCTTCCTGTCCATTCGGTCAAGATTAGCCGCACTGAGATGAAGGGCGAGCTGCGCATAGAAAGCATCCCGCCAGAAGAGTTCTTCGTCAACCGCGACTGCCGGTCATTCGATGATGCATATGTCGTGGCGCACCGCACAGACATGCGCGTTGGCGATCTGGTCGAGATGGGCTTCGACTTCGAAGTCATATCCAACCTGACGCCATTTGACGGCACAAATGACATGTCTGGCGCAGAGGTGCTTGAGCGCCAAGGCTACGAGGAAGACTTGTCAGACGAAGACGAGCTAGACCCAGCCATGAAGCTGGTCGGCATCACAGAAGCCTACATGCGTATGGATGTTGACGGAACCGGCGTGCCAGTGCTGTACAAGTTTCTCTGCGGCGGCACATCATACGAGCTGCTAGACTTCATGCCGTGCGACGAGATCCCGTTTGCCAAGTTTGAAATCGACCCAGAGCCACACAGCTGGTACGGCCACAGCTTGGCCGAGCTGGTGGAGAACGATCAGGACGCCGCGACGTCTATTCTGCGTGGCATCTTGGATAACGTTGCGATGACCAACAATCCCCGCATTGGGATCGTAGACGGCGCTGTAAATATCGACGACGTGCTGAACAACGAGATTGGCTCACTTGTCAGAATGCGCCAAGCCGGATCTGTGCAGGATCTCAGCGTTCCATTCGTTGCCGGTCAAACGCTATCTGCGCTGGCATACATGGATCAGCTCACCGAGCAGAAGACAGGCGTTACAAGCGCCTCTGTGGGGCTTAACCCTGACGCATTGCAGTCTACCACCAAGGCAGCCGTTCAGGCGTCTGTGCAGGCCGCTGCGGGCCAGACAGAGGTGATGGTGCGCAACTTGGCCGACGGCCTGCGCGACCTGTTTGGCATCATGCTGCGCCTGATGAATAAGAATATGGACGAGCAGAAGATGATGCGGATGAACGGGCAGTTTATCCCCGTTGATCCGCGTGTCTGGGATACGTCTATGGACATCAGCATCAACGTTGGGCTTGGCACTGGCCGCGAAGAAGAAAAGCAGATGGCATTGCAGCAGGCGTTGCAGATGCAGCAGATGGTTTACCAGCAATATGGCCCGATGAACGGCTTGGTATCGCTGACCAACATCCGCAACACGCTGGCCGACAGTCTGGCGCTGTCAGGCGTGCGCAATGCCGACCGCTACTTTGCGCCGATTACGCCGGAAATAGAGATGCAGATGCTACAGTTGCAGCAGCAACAGCAGGCCATGATGGCGCAGCAGGGGCAGGCGCAAGATCCAAACGCCGCATTCCTGCAAGCCGAGCAGATCAAGGCGCAGGGCAAGATGCAGTCTGACATGATGAAGTTGCAGCTTGAGGCGCAGAAGGCAGCCGCAGATGACGACTTGAAGCGCGATCAGATGGCTCAGGATCTTATGGTGGATGCCGCCAAGATATATGGCCAATACGGCACCGCCGTAGACGTGGCGCGCGTGAAAGCGGAACAGGATAAAATGCGCATGATCGGCGGCATGGCTCAGGGTACACCACAGTGAGCGCTGACATCCGCATACAAGCCGACGACGCAAAGCGGCTAAAGAATGACACGGCGTTTCAGACGTTCGTGGACGATGTTCGCGAAGAGCAAATACGCATCTTCGCTAACAGCGCAGCCTCTGACATAGAGATGCGCGAGGAGGCGCACGCAATACTGCGTGCGTTAAACAAGATCGGTGACGCACTCGACGCTGCGATTGCGGCAGAGGTCATTTTAGATCGCAAACAGAGGAACTAGCACCGTGGAAGCGACTAGCCTAGATAGTGCCGTAGAGGCAATGTTGGCCCCAGCGCCAAGTGAAGAAAATCAAAGCGAAGCAGTGGAAGCAACTGAAGCGCCAACTCAAGACGTTGAGAGCGAAGCAGTTGAAGATATTGCCGAGGGCGATGATGACGTCGAGGCATCCGGCGATGACATAGAAGACGCAGAATATGTCGAAGATGACCAAATTGATGACGACGACCTAGTAGAGGCGGCTGAAGACACCAATCTTTTCCCCGTTAAAATTGACGGCAAAGAAGAGCATTGGACACTGGATCAGTTAAAGCAATCTGCGGCGGGTCAGGGTTACATCAATCAAAAGATGCAGGAAAATGCTGCCTTGGAAAAACAATACAAGCAGCAAATTCAAGCATTGGCCCAACAGCAGCAACAAGTCTTGGCTTTATATCAACAAGCCCAGCAAGGTGGTCTGCAAGCCCCAATCCCACCGTCCAAAGAGCTTTTCGACCAAGATCCGATTGGATACATGGAAGCGAAGCTCACATATGACGAGGCAAAGGCCGCGCACGACCAGCAACTAATGCAGTTGCAGGGAATGCAGCAGCAGCAAGCGCAGCAGCAGCAAGCGGCTAAACAAGCCTACCTTGCGGAGCAAGCGGAGGTGCTGAAGCAGTATATCCCTGAGATCGCAGATCCCGAAAAAGGCGAAAAGCTGAAGGCGGGCATCATGGAGGCAGGCATCCACTACGGCTTCACGCCGGAGGAGATGGCTGGCGTATCCGATGCGAGATATGTGCGGGCGTTAAACGACGCGCGTAAATATCGTCAACTGGTTGCCAACAAACAGAAGTCACAGTCAAAAGCTGATGGCGTTCGACCCGTTGTCAAAGCTGGTGCAAAGAAACGCCCAGACGGACAGGCTGTTACCCGTAAAAAAGCGCAACAGCGCTTGCAGAAGACAGGCTCAATAGATGACGCATTGAGCTTGATGTTAAAAAGCTAGTCTTGAAAGGACGAAAAAATGGCACAGCCGACTAATACATTCGACACGTATGATGCCGTAGGCATTCGTGAAGATTTGTCAGATGTGATCTACAATGTAGACCCATCTGAAACACCGTTTTACTCTAAGTCGAGCAAAACAAAAGCACGCAACACTTTGGTTGAGTGGCAAACACAAGCGTTGCGCGCGTCAGCCGTAAACGCTCACATCGAAGGTGATGCGACATCTGCCGATGCCGTTACGCCGACTGTACGCCTCGGAGCGAGAACACAGATCTTTAAAAACGCTGTGGTGATTTCCGATACCGATGAAGCAGTAGACAATGCTGGCCGCGCCAAGGAAATGGCGTACCAAACATTGCTTATCGCTAAAGAGCAAAAGCTCGACATCGAAAAGGCGTTGTTTGCCAACCAAGGTAACGTTGCAGGCTCTTCAACTGCTGCACGTAAAACTGGTGGTGTACCATCATGGTTGATTACAAACGTAAACTTCCAGTCTGGTAACTCTGGTGCAAACCCAACCGGCGACGGCACAGACGCGCGTACAGACGACGGCACTCCAACTGCGTTCTCGCAGACCAAGTTTGACGACGTTATGCAGTCAATCTGGGAAGAAGGCGGTAAGCCAGATACTTGCTATCTGTCAGCCTTCCAGATGAACGTTGCTCTGGGCTTCACTGGTAACAACAACCAGCGCTCAGCGGTGCAAGCCGGTGACGAGACTGTGGTCAAGTCGCTTGCAGTTTACGTGACACCGTGGGGAACCGTGCAGTTCATGCCTTCACGCGAAAACCGCAGCCGTGACGTGTTCATTTTGCAAGACAACATGTGGGAATGCGCAGTATTGCGTCCGACCAAAAACGTTGCACTTGCCAAAAATGGCGACAACACCACACGTCAGGTGACAACAGAGCTGGCGCTTTGCTCGAAAAACGAGAAAGCCAACGGCGCAATTTACGACAACACCACATCGTAATATAATAAAAGAAGGGGCGGCTTCACGCCCCTTCTGCTTAACGAGGGATCGACATGAAAAAAGTTACAGTTGTAGGCCACAAGGTACACACGTCAATCGGCAAGCTGGTCAAAGGCGACAACGCCGAGCTGCCAAACGCAGAGGTTGAAACGCTGATGCGCGTTCGTCCAGATGCACTGATCGTCACTGGCGATGTTGAGCCAGCGCCTGCACCCGCACCAACGAAGCGCGCCAAGAAGAAATAAGACATGGCGAAGATTTCGGAAAAGATCGACTTCGAGCATGACCACATGGTCATAAAACAACGTCATGACGTCAGCCAGTCTCTGAGAGACGCGCAGGCGGCCAGAGATGCTGGCATAGGCATGTCAGGCGAAAACCGGCTTGTGGGCTTCTTAGACGGCGCTGTGCTTACCGCATGGCTCAAAGAGGCCGGTGTGGCGTGGTCTGACACGGAGGCGGCCAAGGAGGTCGTCAAGCGTAAGATGATGTCAGGCGAGTTCGCCAAGATGCGCGTCTGGGAGGGGTCTTACTGATGGACGCTGACATGCTTTGGACGGCGGCACTTACTGCCGGATTGGGCCTGATCGGCTGGGTGCTGAAGAGCGCTGTGGACGAGATGCAGCGCCTCAATATTCTGCTGAACAAGACCCGCGAAGAAATGGCCAAAGATTATGTCACCAAGGCAGACAGCACTGCCGTCATGGCGCAGATCGTAGCGCGCTTTGATCGCATCGAAGAGAAAATAGACCGTCTGATGGAGCGGTGATCTGCTCGCTCGCCAGCGTAGCCGTTGGCGTGCTTGCATATGGGCAGCTTTACACGGCGTGTATATACAGATGCCCATACCCAAGCTTCTGGTATCATTATCCGTATGTTATAAGGGTAGAGTATAATAGTGGATGCCCGCGTTTAGCTGACGTGGGTAGAGATGCCAAATGATAGACCCCGCAACCGCAATCATGGCCGCTGGCGCTGCGTTTAACGCAATCAAGAAGGGCTGCCAGATCGGGCGGGATCTGGAGGGCATGGCAGGCGATCTGGGGCGCTGGTCTAAGGCGATCAGCGACTTCGACTTTGCAGCGAAGCGCGTAGAAAACCCAAAATGGTATCAGAGCTTCGGCAGCGTCGAGCAGCAGGCGATGGATCTGTTTGTGCAGAAGAAGCAGCGCGAGAATATGCGCGACGAGCTGCGCAAGATGATTAGCGAAACGCTTGGCCCGTCTGCGTGGCAGGAGCTGATCCGCATGGAAAACGACATCCGGCAGAAGCAGAAAGACGCAATGTATAAGCGCATCGAGCGCAAGGAGACGATCATCGCGTGGGCGGCGGGCTTGTTCCTGTTTCTGATCTGCGTGGGCGCGCTGTTTGGCTTTGTCTGGATCGCGGTGAAACGCTGATGGCTGACGGTGTATCAGGCATAGGCAGCGCACCGTTTAACGTGCAGTCGGACATACACCAGCAAACGCAGACGCGTGAGCGCATAGAAACGCATCTAGTGGAGCAGAGGGTAGCCAAGGAGCATAGGGCCAACCACGCGCATCTGGAGGCGCTCAGAGAGCAGAAGTTGGACTTAGGCAAGGGTTATGATAGGTTTGGCACCAAGACCACTGCTGACAGGCCGCAAGGCACCAACATCAACATAGAGGTGTAAGATGGAAAAGCTTTTGGAATATAAGATCATGCCGCGTCTGATGATGGCCGTGATGACGATTATGTATATACGCTGCATCGAGTGGGCGCTGACGCAGCCTGACCTTAGCACGCAGCAGAGTGCGCTTATTAGCGTTGTTGCTGGTGCCATGACTGGTGCTTTTGCCGTGTGGCTGGGGTCTGAGAAATGATTGGCCAGATAGTAGGCGCATTAGGCGGGCTGGCCACAAGCTACCTAGACGGCAAGACGGCAATCCAGAAAGCGAATGCCGAGATCAAGCTAAAGCAGGCAACCGGCGAGATGGATTGGGAGCAGTCGGCCATCGAGGCCAGCAAAGACAGCTGGAAAGATGAGCTGTGGACAATTGTTTTCGTGGCCATATTGTGCATGAATTTTGTGCCGTCCATGCAGGACGTAATGGCAGAGGGATTCGCCAATCTTGAAACAACGCCGCTCTGGGTGCAGTGGGGCATGTATGCGTCCATCGCCGCCAGCTTTGGCATCCGCACAATGAAAGGCTTGAAGAAATGACGTTCAAACTATCAGCACGCAGCCGCGATAAGCTGTCAGGCGTGGACGAGCGCATGGCGGCTGTCGTCACCAGCGCAATCCACAGAACCAAGATTGACTTCGGCGTCATCTGCGGGCTTCGCACCATCGAGGAGCAGCGCGAGCTTGTGAAAAGCGGCGCGTCGCAGACGATGAAGTCGAAGCACATAGACGGGTTGGCCGTCGATCTCATGGCCTATGTTGGCCCGCGTGGATCGTGGGAGCTGAATTTGTATGACGATATAGCCGATGCGATGGCAGAAGCTGCGCGCGAGGTAGATGTGCCAATCAGGTGGGGTGCCGCGTGGACTGTGCCAAATATAGCACAGTGGGATGGCACGATGGAGGACGCGATGAACGACTACATCGACACGCGTCGCGGGCAGGGCAGACGCCCGTTCATTGACGCTCCGCATTTTGAGCTGATGGTCTAACCTAGCATCGCCTTAATGCTGTCATCCATAGCCTGCCGCGTAAAATCGGCGGGCTTTATGCGTACCGTTTTGCCGCTCGGAGCGTCGCTCAGTATAAACAATCGTATATCCAGAGCCACATACGCAAATATTTGCGCATCGCCATTTGCCCGCGTGAACATGTAGCACGGTTTGCGCCTGCGATCAGCGCGCGGCTCGATGGTCGCCTTCACTTGCATCGTCAACAGCTCACCGCTGGCCGACTTCACCCATAGGTCATCGTCCTGCATGTCTACCCGATGGCAGCGTATTCCGCGCTGCTCAAGCTCGGCTGCGACGAGAAACTCGCCAGCACGTCCGACGTTTATGCTGTTGGCCACGCGCGCAACATACTGCATTTAAACGATTTTATATAGAGGCGAAAAAAAGTTTCCGATGGGTGCATTTTTTGCTTGCGATATGCTGTGGTAACTGTATGTTAACAATATAAGCAATCAGGAGGAAATACAGAATGTTTAAAGCAACCACAATTATCAAAGCACCATCTGGCCGCTTCATTTTTGTTGGCCGCGTCCACGAAAGCCTCTGCGACAAAAGCTACGATACGCTCGCAGATGCCAAGGTCGCCGCAGTAGATTGCATGATCGCAATCGGCGAATCATTTCCCTGCGCCGTAGCGCCAAGCGCAAACTCATAACCCTCGGGGCTTCGGCCCCACAACTCAACGGAGGAAGATATGATCTACAGAGGTTACTTAATAAAAGCATTTAAAAACGCATTTGGCGTTTATGCGGAAGATAATTCTAAAAACTTTTGCATTCGCAACTCAGAAGACGAGTGCATGGATTTTGTTGATCAAATGAAACGGGAGCAAGCAGCCGCTTCTAAGATTTTTGGAGGGCCAAAATAATGAACCTTACGAACACACATGAATTTTTAATCACGCACATCACCGACAGCGGCACAGGCTTTGGCGTGCGCACCGACAACGGCGAAAGCGTCCACATATCGCCGCGTCTGCTCCAGCAGGCGCACGCAAATATCGACGACATTTGCAAAGGTATCATCGTGCAGAACGCCATCGAGGAGAACCGCGAGCGCACGCCGTGGGTTGCCGCCTACGTGCAGGAACGACGCGCTGCGCGTGACGTGCTGGGCTTGGCGACTGACGCGCCAGCAGAGGCCGTGCAAGAGCCCACCGAGGAGCCTGAGCAGGTCAATTGGGCTGACGTCCAGCGCAAGATCATTTCGACACTGCAGAGCGACGAGGTGACGTATTGCGAGACGGCAGACATTGCTGACGTCGTTGGCGTTGAGCCGCGCAGGCTTTCGCAGCACCTCGAAAACATGCACGCACGCGGCGAGATATGCAAAGCGTATGTGGCCCAGCGCGCAGGCCAGAAGCGCGCAACCTTGGTGCTGTGGAGCATCAATGCGGATGTGTACAAATGATCTGCGCAACCTGCGACGGAACCGGCTTCATTGAGTTGCCGCGTTTCGTCAACACGCCGGACAGCGACCCGTGGACAACGGTGCGCTGCCCAGAATGCCAAGACGAAGACGACTTCGACTGGCGCAATGAAGAAGAGGAAGAGTGATGACCAAGTGGACGCAAGACATCATCATCGCCGCAGCGATTGCCGCGTCGGTGCTGGGCTGGATCGGCGCTGTCAGCATGGGGTGGATGTGATGACCCTCGCTGAACCCGTCTTCATGGCATTCGCCGTCTTTTCATCCGTAGACGAGTGCAAAGCGTTTGCGAAATACTACGACTTAGCGCGGATCTTTGAGCCGCAATGCGTCGAGATGGGCGGCGAGGCAGACTACCGCCGCCCGTGGCCCGACGTCAGACCACAGCCACGGCCAACACAGGAGAGCAGCCAGTGATACATTATCACGGCACACCAATTACACCCATTGCCGCCCTGCTTGAATTGGCGGGACGGCACTTTTGCGTGTCTCACATGAGGCCAGAGGATGTGTCGCGCTGCCATCAGATTGGCCAAAGCGTAATGCTAGACAATGGCGCATTCAGTAAGTGGAAAAGCGGCAAATCTACAGATTGGGATAAGTTTTACGATTGGTGCGATAGATGGTTGGATTACCCAACAACGTGGGCAGTTATTCCTGATGTCATTGACGCAGGATCGCAAGAGCAAGATGCGCTTATTAGAGAATGGCCACATGGCAAAAAAGGCGCACCAGTTTGGCATATGGATGAGCCAATATATCGCTTGCTGGCGCTTTGCGAGGAGTGGCCAAGAGTTTGCATTGGAAGCACCGCAGAATACGCAACCGTTCTCTCAGAACCTTGGTGCTTTAAGATAGATGAGGCATTTAACGCTTTATCTCAACAGTTTGGCAGAATGCCGGTTTTGCATATGCTTAGAGGAATGCAGTTATCAGGCAAGCAATGGCCTTTCGCTAGCGTAGATAGCACAGACATTGCCCAAAATCATCACTTGCCCCACAAATCACCCAGACAAATGGCAGACAGGTGGGATGCCATGCAAACCCCAGCTCGCTGGGAAACACGACCTCAACAGGAGATATTATTATGAATAAAGGTTACATAGTAGCAGCGGCTTATGCCGCAACAATACCAGCCGCAAACTATATGATCGGCAATGTTGGTACGTTTTGCGTACCAGATGGCCCATGCCTGATACCAGTAGGCTTTGGCGTGATGGCACCAAGCGGTGTGCTTATGATTGGCGCTGCATTGCTGCTGCGTGACGCGGTGCATGAATGGCTTGGCCCACGCTTTGCGCTTTATGCTATAGCAGTTGGCGCGGTGCTTTCTTACCTTCTGGCTGACCCGTTTATCGCTATTGCATCGCTTATCGCGTTTGGCGTCTCAGAGTTAAGCGACTTTGCAGTCTACAGTAAAATTAGAGAGCGCAGCAGAACGCTAGGCATATTGGCCAGCGGTGTAGTCGGCAGCGTGATAGACAGTGTTCTTTTCCTGTGGCTGGCGTTTGGATCACTTGCGCATATTGACGGGCAAATTATCGGAAAGATAGGTGTGACATGCCTTGCGGCGGCAGCGCTGTATGGATGGAAGAAGTATAAAGCAATGGAGAATAACAATGGCTAAATGGGATCTATCAAAACTGGAAGACTGCGCCAGCGTGGGCGCATATATCGACGAGGACAGCAGCACGCCGACGCAGCCAACAAGGCTGATGCTGGTTATGTCGATCCGGCGCAAGGCAGACATCATGCGGATGGACGCGGGGCGTGGCCCTGAGCGCCTGACGATCAAGCAGCGCGCCGAGGAGATCATGGCGCTCTGCGAGATGCTGGAGAAGCGGCTGTGACGGAAAACATGACACCGCTGGAGCGCTGGAAGGAGCTGGCGATCATCGAGAACGCGCGCATGAAGCGCAGGCTGATTGGGCGCGATGACATGCACGCATATGCCTATAAGCCGTGGCCGCTGGAGAAGCTGCGCAAGGAGATCAAGCGCTGCCTGAGCAGGCATGGCGAGCTGTCGGTGGGCGACTTGTGCAGCATGATCGAGCAGGACGCCGTACATATCGACATTGGGCTGAAGACCATGCGGGAGCGGCGCACAATCGTGAAGACGTCGTTCATTGAGGGCCAGCAGCTGTACCGGCTGCGCACTCAGGAAGAGTTTGCGTTTTAAGCGGAAAAGGTTTGCGGAAAACTATTTTTACTTTTTCGCAAACTATTTTGCCTGTGGGGGTTGCAATCTCCTGATGTTAACATTAGGTTAACAGTATAGGAAATCAGGAGGAAGATATGTCTAACACTTACGAAATCAGAGCTTTCAACACAAAAGACGGCAAGCAAAATTGTTTTTCTGTGCGCAGCTTTGGAACGATAAAATCTGCTGCAAAGTTTTTTAACCGGCGTGTGGAAAACACTCAAACGCTGCGCGCAAAGCTGGCTGATCAGGGATTACCATCATCGGCCCTTGCTGACGAAATCCAGCTTGTAGCCTACAATGAGGCGATGACATGGCTGGAAGAAATCAAATCATGGAGGGCGGCGTAAGCCCCCTCTTGCACTATGTTAACGCGGCGTTATAGTGGCCCAGACCAACGGAGGTAATTATGGACACTGAGATGAAACAACTTGGATCGCGCATCCGCGCCGACGTCTTCGAGGCGCTGCGTGAGCTGTCAAAGCAGGAGCGCATCAGTATGGCAAGCCTGACGGAGCGCGCCATCCTGCGCCTGCTGGACGAGCATGGCGTCGAGGTGCAGCGTGGATGAAGAGTTCACGCTGACGCCGGAGCAGCAGG